AAAATCATACATTTTGACAGGGATACCTTGCGCTGAACGCAAATCTGCGTTATAGATTAAGTACTATACAATTATTAATTAGATCTAGACGCGTATAGTCGACGGCCTAGAGACTAGATCTACATAAACTAGGAGGATTATAATTATGGCAAATACAACGTTCGCGGGCCCAGTAAGATCATTAAATGGTTTTATTAGTTTTGGTCCGAAAGCAGTCGTGAGTTTAACTGCTGATACAACTTTAACAGTTGCTGATCATGCAGGAAGACTTTTAGTTTGTAACGACGCGGATGGTAAGTTCACATTACCTTCCATTTTAACAGGAAGCGCATCAGCGGTAGCTGGAGCAAACGATTATAATGTATTAAGTAATTTAGGATGTACTTATACATTTATGGTTCAAACTCTAGCAACTGATATGGACATCAAGACTGATGGAACTGATAAGTTTATCGGTTATGCAACAACTCTAATGGATGCTGCAACAACTGGTAAAGATTGGTTTCCTGCTGCAACTAACGACGTAATGACTTTGGATGGTACCACTACTGGTGGAATCGTTGGAAGTTTTATTCAAGTTACGGCAACAGCTAGTGCTGAATATTTTGTGCAAGCAGTTCTAAAAGGATCTGGTGCAATAGCAACACCTTTTGCTGACGCGTAATAAATAATTAATGTGAGCTCCTTCGGGAGCTCACGACTAAGGAGATAAAATTATGTCAGGATATAATGTAGATGTAAAATCGACACATCTCATAGCAGATGGAGCGGTATTCGCTGGACCAGCTAGAGTCCTTGGAATTTATTATGTAAGCGAGGCAGCTTTAGGAACTATAGTAATTAGAGATACTTCTCTAACTGGAACTGTTGTTGCTACATTCGATGTACCTGCAGGATCAGGAACAGCAGGGGAAGATTCAGTTTATCAAATTGATGTCCCAGGTAATGGACTTTATTGTCCTAACGGTGCTTATGCTGAGCTAACAGGTGGCGTGGATAAAGTTACGATCTTCTACGGTTAGGAGGACTTGTGGCTAACACTACTTCTCACTCTTATACATTTGATAAAACTCTTCCGATTGATGAGATCGTAGAAGAGGCTTACGAAAGAATTGGCTTACAAAACGTTTCTGGTTATCAATTAAAAACAGCTAAACGATCTTTAAATCTTTTATTTTCTGAATGGAGTAATAGAGGACTTCATTATTGGGAAATAGCTAATCAAGGTTTTACTTTAGTAGATGGACAAAATGTTTATACTACTTATAGGTCTCCATCTGATGGGGCCTCTAACGGATTAACAACTACTTTATCTGCAGGAATTAATGCATCGGTTACAGATATTCCTTTAACCGAAGTCAAAGATATGCCTGGTGCTGATCAAGGAGGAGGGACCATTACGGTTAACTCTGAAACGATTAGATACACTGGAAAATCAGCATTAACTGGAGCAGCCAACCTTACAGGAGCTGTTCGTGGATCTAATGGCACGACTGCGGCTACGCATTCAAGTGCCGATGCAGTTACTCAACATGCTACAGGAATGGATAATATATTAGAAGTTAATTATAGAATTACTTCTACAAGTATTGATTCTCCTATGACGGAAGTGAGTCGATCTCAGTATCAAGGTTATTCTAATAAAACAGCAACTGGAACTCCTACTTCTTTTTTTGTTCAACGATTTATTGATCGAACAATTATAACTTTATATCTTACTCCTGGAGCAGCAGAAGATGGAAATAAGTTAAATTTATATTATGTAAGAAGGATCCAAGATGCCGGAGCTTATGGTAATGCAACAAATGTGCCTTATCGTTTTGCTCCTTGTATGACTGCAGGATTAGCTTTTTATTTATCTCAAAAAAATGTTCCTCAAAGATCACAAGAATTAAAACTTTATTATGAGGATGAATTGGCTAGAGCCGTAAAAGAGGATGCAGATATTACGAGTACTTATATTGCACCTAAGGTTTATTATCCTAACGCTTAATTATGACTACATTTGCTTCAGGAAAACATGCACTTGCTATTTCAGATAGATCTGGATTAGTTTTTCCTTACCTTGAAATGGTAAGGGAATGGAATGGCGCATGGGTACATTTTTCAGAATTTGAACCTAAACAACCTCAATTGGAACCTAAACCTACAAGTGCGGATCCTCAAGCTTTACAAAGAGCAAGACCCGCAAGAGTAGCTTTACCTACCCCTGCTGTTTTAAATGATAATCCTTTTACAACTGAAGTAGGAACTACAGTTATTGTGGCGCAGAATAGACACGGACGATCTACCAATGATGCTGTAAGATTTTATCAGGTTAAAGAACCTGTAGGAGGAGTAGGCATTTCTACTTTTGAATTAAGTACCACTTTAAATGGAGATATAACTGCAGCGGCAACCAGTTTAGTTTTAACAGATTCTTCTCAATTCGTGGCCCCTGGTTATATTAGCATTACTTCCACGGACGCTGATACAGGAGTAGTTAATAGTGAAACCATTTATTACACTACAAATACTACAGGGAGCAATACTCTTTCAGGATTGACTCGCGGAACCGCAGCTCCTTCTTATGGAAAAACTCCCACTTCAACTACAGCCAATGCTCATTCAAGTGGTGCAAAAGTTTATGGTTCCTATATCATTACAAAAATTGACAGTACTATTCCTTACGCAGGCCAACCTTCAACGTTGCCCGTAAGTGATAGTTTTAGTTTTACTTTAGCAAACGCTGCTACTAGTATAGCAACAGGAGGAGGATTTTTCGTTTTCGGCGGACCCGTGAACGATAGACCGTAATTATGGCTGCATATACACTCTCAGCATTAGAAGCTGACATTAGAAGTTATTGTGAAGTAGACAGTAATGTTTTTACTGGTGCTATTCTAGGCAGATTTATAGGAAATGTAGAAAATAGAATTTTATATGACCTTCCTATGGACTCCGATAGACTAATGGCTACGGGAAATTTTGCCGTAGACGACAATACTATTAATAATCCAGCGGGATGTCTTTTTGTGAGGGCAGTTGAAGTATTTGATTCTACATCCGTGGTAACAGGTAATTCAGTTTTTTTACAGAAAAAAGATGTAACTTATTTAAGAGAATATGTAGCAAAATTAACAGGACCTTCAGGGGGTCTCACAGGTCAAGATGTTACTGGCCAACCTAAATATTATGCAATGTTTGGGGGAGCCACAGGAACAACAGATTCTACTTCAGGAGGGCTTCTTTTAGCTCCTACTCCCGATACGACTTATGCTTTTAGAATTTATTATAATGCACAACCTACGAGTCTAGTGACCAATACCTCTGGGACTTATATCAGCAGATACTTTCCTAATGGCCTTTTATATGGCTGCTTAGCAGAGGCTTTTGGATATTTAAAGGGACCTATGGATATGTTGACACTTTACGAAAACAAGTATAAACAAGAAGTACAGAAGTTTGCAGGAGCGCAACTTGGAAGACGAAGACGAGATGATTACACTGACGGTACGATTCGTATCCCAGTTAAATCACCGTCACCGTAATTAGGAGATAAACATGGCAATAACATCAGCAATTTGTAATAGTTTCAAACAAGAAATTTTAGAGGCTGAACATAATTTTACGGCATCTACAGGTAATACTTTTAACTTAGCCTTGTACGACAGTGATGCAGTTTTAAATAAATCTACAACTGTTTATACAACTTCAGAAGAATTAGCGACTACCGGTGGTTACACTGCAAAAGGAAACGCTTTAACAAGTGTCACTCCTACGTTAGACAGTGACACAGCAATCTGTGATTTCGCAGATACGAGCTGGACATCTGCTTCATTTACGGCGCGAGGTTGTTTAATTTTTAATGATTCGCACGCAAGTGACGCTTCGGTCTGTGCCATTGATTTTGGTGGAGACAAGACCGTTACAAGTGGAACTTTTACAGTAGAATTTCCAGCAGCAGCGGCATCAACAGCGATCATACAGATAGCATAAGGAGTCCTTCCTTATGGCTAATACTTGGAACCAATCCGGCACTACCTGGGGACAAAATGCTTGGGGTGAACAAGCTGACGTTACTCTTACCTTAACCGGAGTCTCGGCAACTACAGCAGTAGGAACTGCAACCGCTTCTTTTTATCCAGGCTGGGGTACTTTAAACTGGGGTGAAAATGGTTGGGGATCTGTTGACGAAGGAATCGTTAGACCGAGCGGAGTTTCAGCAACTACAAGTGTAGGAGTAATTACACCTGCAGATGTGATGGGACTTACAGGAGTCTCCGCAACAACTTCTATAGGAACACCAACTCTTGATATTAGTGTTTCTGTATCTTTAACAGGTCAATCTGCCACTTCTACAGTTGGATCTTTAAATGTAGAAATTGGAGTTCCTTTAACAGGAGTTTCAGCGACATCAGCTGTCGGAACACCCACGGCAAGATCTTATAACACTACAGCATTAACTGGAGTTTCGGCTACTACTAACGAAGGAAGTGTAACCATTACTTCGAATCCAACGGTTCAACCGGCTGGAGTTTCAGCAACTTCTACAGTTGGATCATTAAATATAGAAATTGGAGTTCCATTAACAGGAGTTGCAGCTACTTCAGGCGTAGGAAGTCTTACTGTTGCCACTTATACGGCTGTAGAATTAACAGGACAAGCCGGAACTATTACTTTAGGAATAGTTTCTCCTTTACATTATAAAGATGACACCATTACTGGGTCCACGTCCTATACTTCTGTTGACATAACTGGTTCGACAACATATACAATAGATGAACACGCAGCTTAGGAGAAAAAAATATGGCTTCGAATTATACAAATTTAGGAATTCAACTCATGACTACCGGCGAGAAGGCTGG